CACCGAATAGCCGGGGTATTTCGGTCTATTAGATAGCTGGCATCTCACCCGATAGACCGGGTATCCGGGCAGGGGTGGCCCCCCCCTCGCGGGGGAGGCTCTCCAGGTCCGCTCCTCATTCCAGAGGTGGACCACCAGAGTCTGGCCCCCTCGGGCCCAGGCAAAATTATCATGCCGCTTTGGTCCTCTCGTCGTCATCATCCCCTCCCCACACCATCATCAGCTCCAGGTTCACGAAATCCACATCTTGGACATCTCCCAGCTCGGCCTCCAGGGTGTCCCGGAGGGTCTCGATGAGATGCCGATATATCCAGGTCGCATGGGCCCGGTTGCAGCAATGCACCAGGGCCACCTGGGCATCAAAGCCGAGCAGCTCCAGGTCCATCACCCAGCTGGTATAGACCGTTGCCGGGAGGCGGGCCTCCAGGGATTTGAGGATGGTCCCCCAGCTGCGGGGCTGCCATGCCCACGGCGGTCCGCCCCGGCCCATGGCGGCCATCCGGCTGGTATGGTCACAGACCAACGGCCAGCGGTCCGGGGACCCGCCGCCCTCCACGGTCCGGTTGTCATGGGCCCAGCTGAATCCGCCCTCCTTGCAATACCGGCACCCATACTCCGGGCCCACCGATGAGCTGGCCAGCTCCAGGACCGCCGCTCTGCGGGCCGGGGCGGCCTTGACCACCTGGTCCACCTGGTCCTCCAGGTCCTCCCAGAGCCCGGCCACCGGGCACTCCCAGCGGGCCTGGTCCCGGCGTGGCATCCAGTAGGCCACAAAGTTGGCCACCACCAGCTCCGCCGTGATGCCCTTGACCTGGGCGGCCTGGGCTATGTCATTGATGGCGGTCCGGTGGTCCCCGTAGGTGAATCCCCGGAGCCGCATGAGTGGGAGGAACCATTCCGGCCAGCCCACCAGGTTGAGCTGGCCCCGGACGGCCTCCCGGATGACCCGTCTGGCGTGGGTCTGGACGGCCTCCGATGTATCCAGCAGGGCCCTCTCCAGGTCCTCCCCTCCCTCCAGTTGGATGGAGAGCGGGACCCGGTCCTCCTCCTCCAGGTCCGCCACGATGAGGTCCAGATTGTCCGGCTCATCGGGGACCATGTTGTGGGCCGAGATGCCCATGCTCTCCAGCAGCTGGCGGACCCCGTCCTCCCAGAGGACTCTCTCAAATCGGCGGCCCCTCATGTAATGGTATCGGGCCTCCTCGGACATCTGAATGGTCTCCTCCGCTGTCGGTAGACCGTCTGATTGGTCACACATCGGAGGACCTCCTGGCGGCGTAGACCGCCGCGAACACCTCAGAGGCGGCGCTGCCCACCTCACTCTCCAGCCACTGGAAGGCCGCCACGGCGTCCGTTAGGTCCTGGGCGGGCTCGTATGGGTCCTCCTCCTCGGCCACCACGTTAGGGGTCACCCGGAGGCGCTCCAGGACTATCTCCATCTGGTCCGGGGAGAAGGGTTGAAAGGTCCCGCAGTTGCCGCAGACCCCAGGCATCGGACCGCTTGGGTCCTGCTCACAGCTGGGGCATTTATCTACTTGAGCCATGTGTCTCTCCTGTCTCGATTGTTACGGGTTGGGTAGGGGCGGGAGGGGGTCGAACCCTCTCCAAGCGCCCCAGGTTATGCCAGCCTATTCTGAACTGCTGCCGGGCCCGTCATGGCGGGGGACCTGGCCGGGCGTCGGGTTGGGGGACTCGGCCTCCTCTCCATCATTGAAGGGCGGGAAGCAGAGCAGGCAGTCCTCCATCCCTCCGGGGTGGACTATGCCAGCGGCCCGGTGGAACTGAGCAGGCGCTCCCTCCGGCAACCGCCAGGGGCTCTGGCCACAGACCTGGCACTCCCGCTTTTCCCAGGTCTGCGAATCCTTATCCTGCATCACGTCCACCAGTTTGGACTGAGGGTGAGAGACCCGGTCGGCGTCACAGATGTCAAAATTCCAGGGCTCCTCCTCGGTACAAATATGGCTCTCTTTCTTCTGGGGCTCCGGTCGTTTCATCATAATGCTGGGGCCTCCTCCTCCGGGTCCGGCTGCCATTCGGGGAGAGCGCCGAGGCCCTCCAGCAGCTCGGCCAGATGCTCGGCGTGGTCAGACCTGGCGGCCAGGAGGTCCGTAAAGGCCCCCCGGAGCAGCTCGATGGGGACCATCAGGGTCCCGTCATCCAGGACCGCCGTGGACTTGCCGGGGCCCACCAGCTCCGCGCAGGCGGAGCAGGCATTGAGCTGGACCCGGTCGGTCGGGTCCTCAATCACCTTGGTGCAGTAAACACATGGCGGGAGCTTGCGGGAGGAGGCGGGGGTCCGCTCTCCCGGTGGGGCCAGGTGCTTGGCCAGGGCGTCCACGGTCCAGTTGTGGGCCAGCTGCTTGGCCATAACCTCCTCCTGGTCCGCGTGTTGCTCCAGGTTGGCTATGAGCTTGGCGTGGCCTATGGCAATCCGCATCCGCCCGAGGTAGTCCAGGACCACCGGGGAGGCCTTGGCTATCAGCAGCCGGTCCTCCACCCAGCCCGATGACATCCCGGTGGTCCGCATCAAATCCGCCGCCGTCATCCCCTGCTCAACGGCGTCGGTGATTGCCTCCACCTCGGTCCGGGGGTTGGTTTTCCCCTGGTTGGTGGCGGTGGCTATGTTGGCCCGGATGGCATCCAGGTGGGTCCCACGGCGGACCAGGACCAGGACCTGGACCCCGGCCTCCTTGGCGACCCGGCAGCGGTTCATACCCGAGGCCCCCTCATAGGTCCCGTCCTCCAGGAGGATGACTCCCACCGGCTCCTCCTGGGCCTCGGCCATGCTGGCCGCCAGCGCCGCCGCCGACTCGGCATCATGGTGCGAGGTCATGCGGATGGTGGGCCAGTTGATGACATCCGGGTCCAGCCACAGGATGCCGGTGGTGGGGGTCTCATCGCTGTCCCCTTGGTCCGCATCCCCCAGGTCCTCCGGGTTGATTATGTCCGGGCTGTCGGGGGAGGGCCCCCCATCTCCGGGGGTCCCATCCCCTGCATCCTGGGTCTGGCCCCCCTCAGCTGGGTGTAGTTCTTTTGGCTTGGCCATGAGTCTCCTCCTCAGTGGAGCATCCGATTTTCTTCCACGGGGCTGTCCCCGTCTAGTTTGCTGGTTTCCACCACGCCCTTGGCATAGGTCGGGTGGACCGCGTTGGCCTTGTGGCAGGCTGGGCACTTCTGGACCAGCCATCCCGCCCTGGTGGCCCCGTCCCCTTTGGTGACATGGGCTATGGCGTCCTCATGGACATGGAGGGAGGTCCCGCAATAGGCGCAGGGGCCCTCCACTTTCGGGCTGGCGGTCTCATGCCACACACACCACCCGACCGGGGCCCCAGCTGGGGCCGATGGCATCCGGCGTCCGGTCCCGGAGCTGGGGGACCGGGGCCCCTCCTCCCCCAGGCCGAGCTGCTTCTCGGTGGAGATGATGTCATGGTAGTCATGGCAGGCCGGACAGATGTAGGTCTCGGCGGTCCATCCGGGTTGGTCCCGGTTGAGCCCCCGCCGCATGATGCCCTCCAGCTCCTCACACGTATGCCGTCCCGCCCGGCCTTGCATCTCTCAGCTCCGCTTTGGTGGCTGCCCCTGGAGGGGGCTGCGGTAGGTATAGGACTGCTGCTTTGGCATGTTGCCCCCGGCCAGCGGTCCCCGGTGGGAGGGGGCCTCCCATCGGCCCCAGCAATCCCGGTATCGGCCCTCCCGGCAGGCTTTACATATGCAGTTATTCGCCACTTTCGGCCTCCTCAGTGATAGTCATTTAGGGCTCCCGAGGTGGACCTCAATGACCCCGTCACCGTCCACCGTTGAGATAAACTGGGACGGGTCCATGTCCTGCTCCTGGGGGTGGTCTGGCATATGCTCGGTGGCCTCCGGGGGGACGTGATTCTCGGGGAGGTTGGCCCCGCTCCACATGGAGGCCCACTTACGCAGCTCGATGGCGTCCACGTCCTTGGTGGCCAGGCCCGCGCAGTAGCAGTCCTCCCGGCGCCGGGCATGGGCCACCCGCTGGACTTTGTATCGCGGCGTCCCTTCCCCACCGAGGTCCACCGATTGACCGATGAGCAGCGCCCGGATGCCCTCCAGCTGGCGGCCCGACATCGGGAGGTCAGACTGGAGGACGGCGGCCAAGTTGCCAGCCAGCGTCACTGACCCGTCCGGGACGGCGGTGACCTCCAGCTGGACGGGATAAGGGAGGGTCTTTTTGGCGGCGGCGGCCATGGCGTCTATTGCCACACCCAGCTCCAGGGCGCAAGTCTCCAGGAGACCATGGACATGGAGGACCACCTCCTGGGCCGGGCCATGGTCATCCCCGAGGAGGGTCTGCGCGATGAGGCGCCGGAGGTCGGCCAGTAGATAGGAGCCCCGGTCAAGGGGGTCCGGCTGGCGGTAGATGTAGAGATACTCCCCCGCCACGGTGATGGGGCCGGTTATAAGTGTGCCATTGTCGATTTGTTGATGCGTTGTCATGGTGATTTTCCTCCACTTTTTTGTTGGTATTTCCGCTCGGGGGCGGCGCTCCGGTTATTTGTCAGTCCCATCCCCCATCCCGTAGCCGGTGACCTTGCCCATGAGGGCCCGGATGGCCTGGGGGCTAAGGTAGACAATCTGCCCCCTGGTGGTGGGGACGCCCACATACCCGAGGGATGACATCTGGCGGATGTTGCCCGCTTGCGCCGAGGTGATGACCATGTGGCGCTTGGCCTCCATCTGCTGGAGGTCCATAACGTCGCTAGGGGATGCGTGGGTCGTCCAAAGGGTCGGGCTTAGGTTCTTCTCCTGTGCCGTCGCAGCGCGGGCAGGCTATTTCGTAATCTGCTAATCGGCCAGGCGAGTCCAGGGTGATAATCACGGGTTCATCGGTGCTGGCGTTAATGATGCTATGTACCCAGACCTTGGTTGTCCCGTCGCACCACGAACACAACGGCATTTCCGGCGGGTCTACCGGGGGTTGGGGGAAGGTTTGCTGTGCCATGGGTTACTCCTTGCCTATCGGTCCTTGGTCACCTGGACCGGGGGATGTCCTGGAGGGGGCCTCCAGGACACGGCCTCGGCCCAGCTGCTCAGTGGTCCAGGTCCTGCCGGGCGGGCATCCCGCCGAGGAGCTGCTGGGTCCCGTCCTCCGGGAGGTTGTGGACATTGCGTCGGCAGTCTTTACAGCAGTAGTGGTCCTGGAGGGACCAGGTGATGAGGGCCTCGTGGCCCACTCTGACCCCACAGTGGTGGCAAAAGCAGGACGGCCTCCCCTCCAGGTTGACCACTGGAGCCCCGCCCGAGTGGTCAGAGACCTGGCCACAGACCTGGCAGGCCAGAATATCCGGCCCCTGGACCGAGTGGGGCTGCCAGGACCGGCAGCAATCACACCAGACGGGATGGGGGCTGCTCATCGGAGGGCCCCCTCGGTCAGACCCATGGCGGCCTCCAGGCGGAGCAATACCTCCGGCTTGAGGGTCCGCTCTCCCTTGAGGACCAGGGAGAAGTGGCTCTCCCCAATCTCGGCCTGCCGGGCCAGATATGCTTGGCTCCGGTCCTCCGCCGCACACCACTCCCGAACCTTGGTTTTGAGTGTTGCTGCTTCCATCATTGGCTCCTTGATTACAATTTAGGACTTTGCTCCTGGTGGGAAATGCGCCGGATTCCGTAGTGGCTCGGCGGGGTTATCGGCCCCGGTGGGTGTGAAGTCCACCAGGGCATGATGGGGGGGTGATTACTCCTCAGGGTCCCCCTCCAGCTTGGCCAGGATGGCCATGGTGGCCTCATGGTCCAGGTCCTCCGCCACCTCATCGGTCAAGAATCGGCGGGGCGCGTGGGCCCTTGCGTCCTGGACCATGTCCGAGACCTTGGCGTGGGTGTAGAGGTCATCCATGTCCCCCACCTGGAAATGGCCCATTATCATCCGCATAAAAGTTTGGGAGCCCCCATTCCGCACAAATTCGGCCTGGTATCCACGGCGGAAAGCGTGGGCCGTTTTGCCCGGCTGGTAGACCCCAGCGCTCTGGACCATGCGGCGGATGGTATGGCCGGTAGACCCCACCATCCCCGGACGGGGGGCCACCTTGAAGGTCCCCTCATCCCGGAGGTTGATGGCTCCCACCCCGGTGGATTCCAGGGGCCCGGCCAGAGGCTTGACCTCTCCTCTCCCGTCTATCCAGACCAGCTCCCCATGCTCCGCAAACATCTCCTTGAGGCCGTCATAGGTCTCATCCGGGAGGGCCAGAGGGCGCTGGCCGGAGCGGTTGCTTTTGGTCGGCTTGCCCCACACATAGGTCCAGTGGTCCTGCATCAATTCGGGGCGGATGGTGTGCAGCTCCCCCAGCCGGGCCCCGGTCTGGGCCAGCGCCAGGATGATGAGATGCTCGGACTTGTTTAGGGCCCCCTTGTGGAGGACCTCCCGGACCTCATCCCAGAAGATGGGGATGGCCTGGGGGCCCCGGCCCCGGACCAGGCCGCTGTCCGTAAGGTCGGGGGTGACCATTCCAAACTCCCGTTTGGCCCAATTGTAGAAGCTGGCCACCGTCCGCAGGACCCCTATCTTGGTGTTCTCTGCCATCTCCCCACCGTCCTGCAATTTCATGGACCGGACCCATTCCAAGATGGGGGCCCGCCACAGCGGGGGCTGGCCGGGGGTCTCCAGGGGGAGGACCGGGAAGCGCTCACAGAAGGCCCCGAATCCGTATTTATAGTTGGACATGGTGTGGGCCCGGATTTCTCCATGGCTACGGATGCGCCGGTCCTCCACGTATCGGTCTGTCCAGACCTTGGTGGAGGTCTCCTGGTCTACCACCGGGGCCATAGGGGACTGCCCGAGGGGCTGGTATCGGGTGTCATTTTCGGGGGTAGACCGGGGGACATAAGTGGCCACCGGGGCGGACTTCCTGGTCCGCTTGCTCTTATTGTCCTTGTGGGGAGAGTAGACCCGCTGGAGCATCCGCTGGATTGCCTCATCGTCCAGGAGTTTGGCGTCCCCGTTGAAGGCGGGCTCCTTGACCACCGGGACATCCCCGGCGTCCACCCAATGCCGGAGGGTGGTCCTGTTTAGGCCATGCTTGGCGTACTTGTCAGCAGCTGCTCGGGCGCTTATGCCGTTGGGGTCTATGGGCTCTCGGACTCTGCTGGTCATCTCGGTGGCTCCTTTGTTACGGGGATTTGGTTCAGGTCTAAACGGCTGGGCCGGGGCTGCCCTGGAGGAGGTGGCCTCCAGGGCAGGGGCTGGTCCAGGCTTTAGCTGGCGGGGAGGGCCACCACCTTGGTGACCCTGTAAGGGGACCCCCCGCCGCAGGGCCGGTCCACTACCAGCCCCTCGGTCATGGCCACCGAGGTGGTCTCAGTGTGGACCAGACCTTTGAGGGCCCCGCCAGTGAAGGTCCGCGTGACTTGGTACATGGTTGCTCTCCTTGCCTCCGGGCCTTGGTCCCTGGCCCCTGTGCCTTGTAAAGGCAATCTTAACAACGTCAAGTGCTTTTGTAAAGGGTTTATTAACGAGGGCCGCCCCGCTTCTCACCCCGCCGCCGCTTGCCAAAGTTGTGGGGCCCGAGGTCCGGCAGCTCGGCGTCCGGGAAAGTCTCGGACATCCACCGATACCAGGACCGGGTCCGCTCATAGATGGTCTGCCGGGTGGAGGGGGAGAAGTCCATGGCGTAGAGCCAATCAATTAGGTGGGACTGCTGGAGGTTGACGAGGGGGGACCCGGCCACCACCCAGCTGAGGGCCCATCGGGTGTTGGTGACGGTCCGGGCGGAGGCGTCCGAGGCCTCCAGGGATGCGACAAAGGCAGCCGCATACTCCTCAGACCTTGACCGTTGAAACGGGCCAAGATGGTCCATCCCCATATCCTCCACTTCCACCCAAACAATGAGGGCCCCCGAAGTTGGCCCGGCGTCCCCGTAACGAAACACCGGGCCGGTTACGGCGGCCCATCCCCAGAAGAATAGCGGCCCGCTCCCATTGTCTGCAAGCCCTGGCCAAATCATTTAGTGGCGCGGTTTATGGGGATTCCACGAAAATGCCGGGGCCAGAGTCTCCATGAGGGAAAGTGGTCCCGGTGGGTCAAAGTCTCCATGAGGCAAAGCGGTCAAAGTCTCCATGAGGCAAAGATGCCTGGCGGGCCCGAGGGCTTTTTGGAGACCCCTGGCCAAATTAAAAAAGTCTCCATGAGGGAAAAACCAAAGTCTCCATGAGGGAAAACCGATTTTCTACCTGGTTGAACACCCCCCCCTGGCCAAATTTGGCCACCCCCCCCTTTGGGCCAGAATTTGGCCAGGGGGTCTAGGCGTAAAAAGTCATTGAGGCTCGTGCCTGGACCGTGCCATTGACCTTTCCGCGGAAGAATGAAACAGACCCCAGACCGAGACTGAGAGAAGGACGTAACGCCTCTAGCCCCTCCGATTGCCCCGGTTTGGCCACCCCCCTCCAGGCTCCCGGCCCTCCGATTTTGTAGGTGTGAGCCGCGCCACTATTCCGGCCTAAATTCCCGGAATGTGATGGGCCCGGAGAAGTCCTCCAGGTTAGGGCCATACACCCCACTGATATGCCAGTCCCGGCCACAGATAATCGACTCCCCCACAATCATGGCGGACGCCGATGGGAAGTCCCGGAGGACCACTCCCCCATCAAAGCATCGGACCTCACCCACCGGCTCGGATACCTCCGAGGTCATAATGGCCCCCAGCAAAAGGCCGAAGGCGAATCCCAGGCATATCCCCGCCGCCATTCCGACCCCGAGGATTCGTAATCTGCGGCCCATTATTCGTCCACCTCCGGTCCCACCGCCGCCGTCGCATCCGCCAGCTCCGCGATTTGCTGGTCTACCAGGACGGCCCCGGCCCGGAACCATCGGACCCAATTCCGGGTCATCTCCATCCGCTGCCAACGGGTGGCCATGTTGGCCATCACTGGCAGCCAGACGGCCCGCATGGCATCAATGGGGGCGGCGAAGTAGCGTACCTCCTGGGGCCCCTTGCTCTGCTTTTTAAGGGTCTCGGCAAGCTCTTTTTCCAGTTGCATAATTCCTCGATTATCGTTGATTTTCTTGAGGCTAAAAACTTGATTGTTGGGGTCGGCAGATTTTCGGCCACAGGTTAATCACCTGAGAACAAAAAACCCCGTAAACGGCTCCACAGCGCCGCCACGGGGATTCTTGTAAAGGGTTGCTTAACGCGGTTTTAGGCCGTCACAAGGGGGGCCCGGCCACCCACCAGGACCCACCACCGAGGGCCCCCAGGATACCGAGCAGCACCGCGATTTGTTTACCCCCGATGTTGATGGAGATGCCACCGGAGGGCCGGTCCGCCAGGGCCTCCACTAGGTCCGCGATGGCTCCGGTCAGCTCATCAATGGCGTCCCCCTGGACCCCTACCTCCTCCAGGACGGCGCCCATCACGATGAGCTGGGCGTCCCCGTCATGCTGCTCCCGCTCCACCCCATTCCATCGGGTGACGGCCCCTTTGATGATTGCCCGAGCGGTGGAGTGGTCCTTGTGTTCCCTGGCCATTATGTGGCCTCCACGGCGGTCAAGGTGGACCCGGCCTTAATGGTGCTGTTATGGGCAACCGAGGTATTCTGTGCGAATTGCAGAACACAATCCCCCGGCGTGGACCCGTTCCGAATAGACCCTCTGACGAGCAGCGTACAGGACCCACCATTACCCAAGCCCACGGGCGTCGTATTAGGCCCGGTCCGGTTCCCTTCCATCTGGACCTCGCTCACCTTATTGGGGGCAATCTCGGCCACATCCATCCCTATGACCCCATGAGACACAGTAGCCCCGGATGGGCCGATGACGGTTACTTTCATATCCGCATTAGTGTCCCCATCCTCCTGGACGAAAAGGGTCATCTCAAAGGCCCAGTCCTCATTGGCCCCGACTGCAAATTTAAGCTCTGCGTGGCTTGTCACCGTGGTGGTGGCGTTGCGGTGTTCGTCGGCAGAAGCCACCACGGCGGTGGGGGGCTCATGGTGGTCATTGGCATTTACGCCGGTCAATTCGCTGTGCGCCTCGGTTGAGTGGCTGCCGAGGGAGTGGCTCTGGGCGTGGTCATTGGCGTTTGAGTGGTGGTCCGAGGCTCCCACGCCAGTCAATTCGCTGTGAGCCTCAGTGGAGTGGCTGCCGAGGGAGTGGCTCTGGGCATGGTGGACATCGGCTCCCTCGGTGGCGTGGATGACGCCCAGGAGGTCCCAGGTAGACCCGTTGTCTCGGTAGAGGGCCTCCCCTCCGCCGCCCCCGGCAGCGCCGTCCGAGGCGATGGCCAATACCCCCGCGTTGCCCGCTGTCGGCAGGCTGGCGAAGGCCACCCGGTTGGGAAAGGCCGCATTGAGCAGATTGTCCGATACCTCATCAAGGTCGGCCACCGGCCCGGTATACGCTGGAGTCTCATCAAAGGCCATGGGTGTCTCCCTATCCCACTGTGAGCTGGATAACTATGGTCATATCCTTGGTCCCGGCGCTATTGTCAAAGTCGATAATTGCCCGGTTGAATAGCTCCCCCGTCCCGAGCGTTGAGCTGGCTGTGGAGTGGCCGAATAGCCCGACCTCCTTGAGGTAGTCGGTAATATCGGCAGCTGCGAAGAATGTACGGAACTGGACCTCATTGGAGGTCCGTATGGTGGAGGTGATGACGTTGCGCTTGGTCCCGGTGTTGAGGTCGGTGTCCCCGATGACGGCGGCGGTGTTATCGGTCCCGACCTCACAATACGTTATGCCCGTGTCAAATCCCGACTCCTCCATGAGCATCCGGGTCACCAGGACCTTGCCGGATGTCACAATGAGATTATGGACCAGCTCCTCCGATAGGACCTCTCCGGTCTCCGGGTCTGACCCGATGACCAGGACATTCACATGGAGGGGGAAGTCCTCCCACAACTCAGGGGCCGGGATGGTGGTCATTCGGGGGCCTCTCCTTGCTCACCGCTGGCGCTGCCAGGGCTGTCTGGACCATCTGGCCCACTTGCCCCGTTGGACCCGGACGCCCCCGCTGTGGCGCTCTCAGAACTGACCTCGGTGGCTGCTATAAGGCGGTTGTATTCTGCCACGAAGTCTCGGAGCTGCTTTTTTAACCGGCGGGCCTCTCCCAGCGCCTTGCTGGAGGCCTCAAGATTGTCCATCATCTGGTGGGTCTGGGCGGTGATTATGACGCTGCCAATCCCCACTTTGAGGGCCTTGATGTGGGTGGCCAGGGCTCCCTTGGCAATCTCCTCCAGCTCACCCTCGGCCAGGTCCTTGAGGTCCAGATACTCGGGCAGTATGTCTATGATGTCGGGCATGGTTTCCTCCACTATTTAGTTGGGCTCCAGCTCACCGGCTGGGCTATGCTGCCGGTCCCAGGTTGGTAACATCTACTTGCTCCCGCGTCTGCCGGGAGCGCTTGTCCTGGTAGCTGTTGACCAGCTGGGCCAGGGTCTCATCCGAGAGGCGTTGCTGCATCTCCTCCACCGTCCGGGTGTCGGGAAGCTGCTCGGGCCCCTTTCCCTCGGGCCATCCACCTCTGGGCTCCTGGGTCATCGTATGGTCCCCCTCCCAGGGGTAATGGTCCACCAGGGTGTCCCGGACCAGCTGGCGCGTTGCTGCCGGTGTTAGGGCCATTTTAGGCCTCCTCTGCTAGGGCTATTACAAGGTCAAGCATCTCGGGCGTAATCCGCCGCCCCTTAAACTCTATCCACTCATCGGTCACCGCGAACACTGGCCTGGCATCCTCCGCCACCAGGTCGGGATTCTTCCAGAGGGACACTCCATCCTCCCACCTGGAATCATAACCTACGGCCCATCCCACGGGGTATCGTGGGTAAAGCTCGGACTCCAGCATCCTCCATTTGTTGGCCATCGTTATCTCTGCCCCGTTGACCAGGTCGGCCCAGACGTTGGCCCATTGGAAGTTAGTCTGGGTCCCCAGGTCGGCCCCGCCATCGGTCAAGGGAATCAGGTCCTTGTTAAAGGCAAAGGAATCCTCACTCTCATCCCAGCTCATCACCGGGTCCCCCGAGACCCCTACATGGAGGAGGCTGTGGTCCACATCGGTACTGCCCAGCGTTAGGTAATAATTAGCGGTGTCCCCGCCTGCCAGAGTCTCCATAATAATGCCGTGTTGATTCGTTGTGGACCCGGCCCCGCCGCCGCCATCCAGGATTCTAATTGCTGATAGCTCTACCGCTGTGATGTTGGTACTGGCGGCGGGGGCCCTCATGGTGTATTGAGTCGCCTGGTCAATCTGTAGGGTCCCGGTACTCGTAAGGGTCATTGGTGTGCTTAGGATTTGGGCCACTAAAAAGGTGACGGTGGTGGTCCCGGTATAGTTCAAAGAGTACCCGCCGAATTCTAGTAGGCTGTATCGTGCGTTGGCCGCCGATGCAATTGTGGGAGCCTCGGTTTTAAAGCTATGGACCGCCCCACCACCAGTGGATGCGAGGTTACGCGTGGAGACTTGGTAATAAGTTGATACATCATTCGCCATCTTTAAGGCGTCCGTGTCATCCACGGCCAGGGTCACCACCAAGCTCCCGGCAGCTGCCAAGGTCAGGTCCCCTACCGTAGTGCCCCAGGTGGCTGCCGCCGCGCTGGTGATGGTCAATGCTCCGGTCGAACTATCAAGGACGGTAGCCTCTTGGAATTGGAAGGCATTTGCGGAAATGCGTATCCGCTCCCCTTCTCCGGTCCCAATACTTAGCGTGCTTGCTGGAGTCGCTGTACTGCCATAATATTGAAGCCATCCGTGAACGGGTGCCCCTGGCTCACCAAAAAGTATGCGCTTGTATGAACCTGATGGCGCAAGAAATTGTAAGTCCGTTGCCGAAGCGTGTTCGAGGATTAAAACTGAATTACTCGACGCCACTTGGCTTCCGGCATTCCCCTTCCAAATGTGGACGGCGGTACCGTCCGGGCTTGGGAACGACCCGGCAAGGGCAATCATAAGCGCGCCGGAACCGACCTTTTGCAAATCCAAGAACGTATCGACGCCATCGTTGTAAAGCTCGGCCTGTGCGGTCACCCCTATCTTGAGGGCGGCGTTGTCAGCCAAGATGGGGGACGCCACCCAGGCCGGAATCCCTCCCACCACTTGGCTATGGGTATTCGCGGCCCCTATCCCCAGCCGGGAGAGCTGGGTGGCGGAGCTGGCGTAGAGGAGGTCCCCGGTGGCCTGGCTTTGGAATACGTGCCCAGCTAGGGACTCATATTCCGCCTGGGCCAGGACCGTCCCTTGAGTTAGATGCCCAAATTCGTCTGCCATATCTCTGCCCCTCTTACGCGGTGAATTCCCCGACTATGGCCCGCTGGGCCCGGTCGGAGATTAACGATTGTTTTTCTGCTCGGACCAGGTCCACATAGACCGTCCCGACGCCCCCGGAGCTGGTGGCCTCCAGACCCACGCTCACCTTGACCTGGGTGGTACTGGCGGGAGCTGTGAGCCCCTCTATGTCCCCGCTGAACGTGATAGGGAAGGTGTACGGGAATCCCGTATGGGTCCTCTCAAAAATGGAGGATGTGGCGGTGAATTCTTTAACGTCCGTTTGGAGGACTGAGGACCCACTGTCCAGCCACTCCACCCGGACAAATGCTTTGCAGTTGGTGAGAGCTGTGACCTTGACCCATGCCTCAAAGCTCCAGGAGTCCGATACCGCCGCCGTTAGGGTCTGGGTGCGTTTTAGGTCACCCGTCCCCGTGGACGCCGTCATATCGACCTTGAGGGACGCCATGGAGGCATATAGCGTTTTGCTCTGAGCTATGGACCTGGCGGTGGTCCCGGTTATCCCAGAGTCCACCACCTCGGTCCAGGAGGTGAGGTCATCGGTAAAGTTGGGATTGAGCAGCTCATTGGTGACCACCAGATAGGGGCCGCTCCGCTGGGAGATTTCGGTGGCCGCCTCGGTCAGACCGAGGGCCTCCAGCTGCCGGACGAACTGCTGGAGGACCTCCTCATCGGAGGTCTGGATGCGGCGGGACTGATTGTCAATCATCCGCAGGCGCTCAAATAGCGTGTCTCGGTTGACCATTAGACGGCCCGCAGCTGGAGGGTGTACTCGGCCACGGTCCCGCCCAGGAGGTGGGTGGTGACCTTTTCCACCAGGTAGTCCACCGGGCTGCCGGTGGAGCCAATGCCCAGGATGGTATTGACCATGCCCAGGTTTTTGCCTGCCACCACCCCGTCCTTTTGGGTCCGGCATGTGAGGCGCTCGGCCTCATCGCTTAGGTCATCCAGCTCGGCCTTGGCCCGGAGGACTACATGCTCATCCGAGACCAGGGTGACATCCTTGATTGAGTGGCCATACTTGAGACCCAGGAGGAGGATGCTGGCGGCGTCATCCTCCTGATGGATGAGGGCCCGGAGCCGGTCTCCCTGGATGCGGAAGCTATGCTCCAGGTTGGGCGGAGCTGTCGCAAATTCCAGGGCCCTGGCTGCCGGGTCCCATAGGGTGTCAAAGGTGGAGAGGGTGTCGGTGGACCCCGCTATCCCCACGGTCAGCTCTGTCTCAGCTCCCCACGCCGGGGCGGCGTCGGCCCCGTCATTCTTGTAAACCCTTATTTTGGTATTGCCAGCGGAGGCCTGCCAGAGGGCCCCCACGTTGAAAAGCGTTTTGATGCCATCGGCGTCCCGGTCGGTGTCATCCAGGTCCAGGTCCGCGAATAGCTCCCGGAGGAATGACCCCTCCACGGTGACGCTATTGACCAGCTTGGTGATGGAGAATACCTGGTCCAGCCCGAAGTAGGGAAAGGAGGCCGAATCATCCGGGGAGTCCGATAGGTGGAAGCTGTGGGAGGTGGCCCCGATGGGCTCATATACCAGGACCTTGAAAGGGTCCACATACCAGACCCATTTAGCCGCCATGTCCTTGAGCGTGTCCAGGATGTCCCGGATGGTGTTCCGCTTGAACTGAAGGAACTGAGTATTGGCGTTGCCCACCAGGACCTTGGCGGAGGTGACGGTGAATCCGTAGCCCAGGAGGTTGGTCTCGGACTTGGCGAAGATGCCGTCCGTAGCGTCCGAGATTATGAACTGGTCAGACTTGCCTCGGTATTTCTCATTGACCAGCGCCTTGTCAGTCAAGAAAATCCAGGACAGCGCTTTGCATCGGAGGGTCCGCCCCAGGCCTTTGGTCTTGTAGAGGACCTCGGTGACGATGCCTCCGAAGCGCCGGTCCAGGGCGTCATTAAAGTCCTCAATGAGGCACTCAACTCCCCTGGTCACCGTGATGGCGTTGGTGGGGTCATCCAGTATAAATATGGCGTGGTCCAGCTTGCCGTGGGCGTTGGTCTCAAAGGACCATTCCTGCTCCAGGAGGTTGGCCTGCCGCTCGGTCCCGTCTATCTTGAGGCGTATCTTGAGGGACATGGCTACCCTATCCCGATGCTGGGCTCTCGGATGGTCAGCTCCTCACCCATGGCCTCCACCACCAGGTCCGCCACCCGCTGCCCGCCGATGTTGACCACCAGGGGAGCGGAGACCCTCCGGGAGCTGGTCGGCTGGCCGACCCCGAAGCCGAGGTCATCATCGTTGATGGTGGTGCCTAGAATGTCCGCCTCGGCCAGCGTCCTGCCTCCACGAAAGGCCAGCGCACGTTGGTTGACGGTGGCGCCAAACGGGTCAGCCTCGGCCAGCGTCCTGCCTCCACGAAAGGCCAGCCCACGGGCCCTTGACGCTGCTGCGGCATTGCCCTGTAGCGCCCTGGTGGCAACTGCCACCCGGTCCAGCTGGGCTATGGCATCATCCGCGAACTGCCCATAGTTGCCCACGGCATCCTTGAGGATGCGGTCAATCCCCATCTGAAACTGGCGGAGGGTTATCTCCCCATTGAGGTACTGGTCCCTTAATTCTTGCAGCTCATCCCTCACCTCGGGATTGACAAAGCGCCAGGCCTCAATGGCGTCCTGTGTCGCGCTCTGGACCGAGGCGGCCCAATCCTCATTGGGTTTGATGGCCCCGGATAGGAGCCCGATGAGGATGTCCGTATTCTCCTGGAGTGCGCCCTTGTAATCGTTATCTGACTGGCGGCGCTCCTTGTTTTGGATGAGGTAGTCCGCCAGGGCATCCTTCTGCTCCTGGGAGAGACCCTCCAGGATTCTAAGGACCAGCTCCTTGTGCTGCCCAAACGCCTCCCCGGTGGCCTCCACATCATGGACCAGGGCGCTCCATATCTCCTCGGAAGTTTTACCAAAACTCTCGGACCCGTTGGCCATGCTACGGATAGCCCCGAGGACCTCTGATTTGACCTCAATGGCTTGGTCTGAGAGGCGTGCCATCTCGGCGGTGAACTCCCCGAAGGACGTGATAGGCCGACTGAGGAGGGCGCTGATAGGACCAAAGTTACCCTGCAAGGCCTCCCCTATGGCGTTCATGGCCTTTGATGCGTCGACCCCTTTGTCAGTGAGCAGCTGCACAAATTCCGCAAAGCGGGACCGGGTGGCGGCGTCCATGTTGGCCAAGAATCCCTGCATCTCAAAGTCCAGACCGGGGAGGGCCTGGAAGGCCAAGCGCCCCAAACTGGAACGCAGCTCATCGACCGAGGAGCGGGCATTGTCGGCGGAGAATCCTGAGAGCATGAGCCGATTGCGGAATCCCTCGGCGGCGTCGGAGGACTTCTTTTGCTCTGCCCTCCAGGACTTGAGCTTATTGATGCCAAAGGAGAGCCCGAGCCCCACCCCGGTGACCGCTATCCCCAGGAGCCCCATGCCGCCCACCAGCCCCACCATGGGGCCCAGGACCCCGGAGGCCTGGGAGCCGAGGGCTCCCATGGAGGTGGACATGGCCACCACCGAGGATTGCATCCGCCCCATATTGCGCCGGGCGTTTTGAAGGACCGGAGACATCCGGTCCTTGGCCGTAAGGGTGACACTAACGTCAGTTGCTCGGGTGGTCATTTACCTCTCCGGGGGTGTTTCCTTGCCGTCGCCTCGGCCACCATGGCCAATTTAATCTCCTCAATAATGTCCTTTGGGGTGGCTCGGTATTCCCAATATGTCCACCGAGTCTCTCTAAGGATGTGGGCCCGGATGAGCCATCGGTCTGGCTTGGAGCTGAGTCCTGAATAGAAGTTGACAGCTCGCCACTTGCGGTCCGTATAGCTCTCAGGTCCTCCGCTTCCATCTCCAGCAGAGCCGCCCATCCTAAAGGGTAGAGCCGGGCCATCACCTCCTCCCGGAGGGCTCCCGCGTTTTCACTTTTGAGGGCCCGGATGTGGTCCAGGGTGACCGGCTCCAGGACCTCCCCGTCCTTGCGTTCGATGCGGACGGTGGCCAGCTGCATGAGCTTGCCCGCCCAGAGCGCCCCTCCGGTCCCGCCCATCTTGCGGTCATACTCATAGAGGTCCTCATCAATCCCCTGGCTAAGGTCCACGAGGATGACCGCCTTGTCTCCATTCGGCAGGGTGATGGTGACGGTCTCACCGCCAAATAAACTGTCCTCCACTTTGGGTCCCTCCTGTGATTTAAGAAACTGCCACTGTGGTGTTGCGGACCGTGATGCGCATGTCCCGCCCGGAGGTCGGGTCATGGTAGGCCCGGCCTGAGAGCCGGATGACGTTCTCCCCGTCCTGCTCGGTGAATAGCTCCGGGGCCTCGGTGTACCTCATCGAGAAGTCAAAGGTGACGGTGAAGATGAGGGAGGCTCCAGCGGTGGAGCCCTGAATGACCAGCTGGAGGAACATGAGGGTACCTGCCGCAAACTTGTCATACTCCGCCTCACCGCTGGCGTTATGCTTGAACACCAGCTCAATCTCGGCAGCCCGCTTGCTCTCGGCCACGGCCCCGAACTCCAGGCCCCCGTCCGCGTAGCGTGTCGGGCCGAATCCGGTGGGGATTCGGATGCTGGCGCTTATGAGGCTGGCGCTTACCTGGGTGGTCCCAACGCCGGACCAGGTGGTGTCCATATAAATCTTGGTTTTCTGCCCGATGACCTCCTCCACCGTGGGGGCCGTGAGGGCCCCGGTAAAGGTGGACTTGGCCGGGAAGTTGCCGAAGATTTCAGCTCCCATCTGCCAGCTCTCCCCCATGGCAAAGGAGAAGGACAGCTCGGAGGCCATGCAGAACACGGACTCATATTCCTGCTGGCCGTCCCCGTATTCGATGGTGTAGGAATTGGCCACCGCCAGGGCCGTGAGGGTCGGCTCAAAGACGTGGTCATAAACCGTGGGGTTACCACCGGAGTCCGGCCTTGTGGTGGTGACGGCCCCGATGCCCATGTCCAGCAGATAGATGAGCTGCTGGAAGGTCATAATGCCCTCAAAGCTCAAGGAGGCCTGCTGGCCCACGTTGGTCTGCCGGTGGAGTAGGGCCAGGCTATTGCGCTCCTCATCCTCCGGCATGGACCAGGTTATCTCCGGGGTCATGGTGAGGCGGCCCAGCAGGACTATGTCAGCTGCTACGCCGGTCCCCCTGGTGGCCTCGGCCCCTATCTGGATGCGATTGTGTGCGGTGGTCATTGGTTACTCCTCGGGCTCGGGGTTGGATGTGTCCTGGTCCGGCTCGGGGACCTGGTCCAGGGCCGGGGCCTGATAGGGGTCTTTCCACTGGCAATATCCCCGCTTGCCGGGGGCCAGGGAGACCGCAGCTCCGGCCCTTTTGGCCATTGAGCCGTGAGGGCCGCAGAGGTCCAGCTGGCCGTCCGTGTGGGTCCTGTTTTCTGTGCAGCTCATGGCTCTCCTATGGGTCATTTTTGATGACGTTGATTTCAAAGGTGGAGGCGTACTCCCAGAAGTCGTCCCCGTTATCCACTCCCCGCTCCGGCTGGGTGGAGGTGATGACCTCGGCATAGGTCACCGAGCCATTGAGGGTATCGTCCGTTTTGACCGCTGCCCGGAGGGACTCAGTCCCGGTGGCCGAGCGGTACTCATCCATTTTGTCCTCCATCTCAGTCATGTCCCGGATGTCGATGTAGAGGGTGGCCAGGACGTTGAATCGAGTGTCATCAATGCGCGGAGTCCGCACATAGTTGAGGTCCCCCACCGGATGGATGACCAGGCAGGGGTACTCCTTGGGGTGGTCCGGCTCATTCACGTAGACGGTGAAGTCGGTTAAGGCCGCCTCCACCACCGTCTTGATTCCGGCCCGTATGTCTGAGAGCTTGGACATCAGCGCCCCTTGGCGATGATGCGGGCTATCTCTTTCCCTGCATCATTGGCGAATGTGAATATTACTTTTTTGCTCCGGCGGAGCGTCCCCCGGAATGGCTTGCGGGCCTTCTGCCCGTGGCCTGGGGCGCCGTATTCGTATATGCGGACGTAAAACTCCTTTGAGAAAATCTTGACAAATCGCGGGACGCGGGCGGTGTCCAGCTCGGACTGGATACTCCCTCGGCCTACCCCGGTCCGGCGTCGGATGCGCCGCTTGATGCGGGGGACCAGATGGTCCCGGCCCCGGAGTAGGTAGCGCCGGACCGGCAGCCGGACGGCGTTGGGGTTGCCCAGGTTCCGCTCCAGCTCCTTGGCCCCTCGGATGTTGACGCTCATGGTCACCATACGCGGAACGGGGCCAGCAGCTCCTGGACATCAAAGTCCATCCCGACCCATGGCCGGGTGGTCCCGGAGCCGGTGTAGCCCCCCTCATCGGAGTAGCCGGTGACCCCTCGGGTCCGCATCCGGGTGGCGTGCATTAGGGTGCCCTCCACCACGTCCTTGGGGTAGCGGTAGACATCCACCACGGCGTCATCCGCGTGGGTGGCGGCGGTGGTCCCGTTGACGCCCCGGACCACGGTGAGGGTGTTGCTGGTGATGGACTCTATATACATCTGCTCTGAGTCCACCAGGATGGTCTGGAGGACCTCAAAATCCGCCCCGGAGTCCACGTCTATGGCGGTCTCGGTGGCGTCCAGGGCCTCGGCCATGAGGCTGGCATTACGGACCAGGTCCTCAAAGTATCCCCACTTGCCGACTATCTCCACGCCCCTGCGGACGGACGGGAAGTTATTGTCCCCTCGGGGGGTCCGGTGGACCTCAAAATATGGCCGCTCATTGGCGGCGGCGTTGAAGGGCCAGAGGTCAAAGTCAGTGATGGCCCAGGTGGTCCCATAGGTCCGGTCCTCATCCCCGTCCGTTTTGAGGGTGGTGACCGCCAGGAGGCCGAGGCCCCGCTGGTCCGCATCCAGGGACAGCTCCCTGGCGCTCTGAGCTGTGAAGTACATGGTGGCCAGGTAGGTGCGGAGGGTCCTGCGGATATGGGCCTCCACGGACTTGGTGGCCGCCTCCAGCCTGCGGACGTTTATGGCATCATCCGTAGTCTGGGCTATCTTATTTTCCGCCTTGTAGGCGTCCAGGGTTACGTAGCTGAAGTCATCCATTTCAAGTCCACCCTCCGCACCATTCTATAAAACGGTAGGCCTGCGGCCAGAGGGACAATCCGCAGGCCCACATTAGGTCATCCGTCCAGCAGACACTTAGCCCGGCGTAATGGTCTGGTGGAAAACTACCAGGTCCAGGGTCCCCTCTATCCAGTCCAGACTGATGCCATCGGCGGCGTCCAGGCCGTTGGGCCCATACCAGGCCCCTTTTGAGTCACTGGCCGCCAAGGTGAACGGGACCAGGACCGTACCAGCGGCCCCGGTGGCCGCGTTCTTGATATTGCCGGACGCCAGCGCCGGGGTCCCGTCGCTCTCCATAGCGGCCCACCCCATGAGCCGGAGGCCCACGGCGGCGGCTACTATGGCGTCATCATCGGCCACGTTGGCCAGGGACGGGGTGGCTGTGATTGCTTCTCCTAATTTAGCCATGATTGGCTCCTATGTGCTTGGTCAGGTCCCCCTTGCGGGAGTAGGCGGGCTGGTCACATAGATGACACTTGAGGCCCTCCGGGTCCGGCTCGGGGTCCCCACCGCCGTCATCAGCTCCCTCAGCAGCTCCCTGGCTGCCGTCCGGGTCCTCTGACCCACTTGCCCCGTCCGGCCCATCCGGCCCCGCTGTGGAGCCCTGAGCGCCGTCCTGGCCCGTTGCCGGGCCTGGGGTCGGGATGGTGAGGGCAGCGTCAACGGATGGATTGACCGTTATCTCCCCGGTGGTGGACCGGGTGACCCGGACCGCCTCCTGGAAGTCCTGGTCCTTTTCGGACTCATCGGGCCACCGGCTCAAGATGACGGTGGATGGGTTGCTGGGGTCGCTTTGTATTTCGATGTCCTTGGCCATATCGACCTCCACTTCCATGTAGATTTCGTCGGGCATCATGTCGGTTTACAGGCCGATTTGAATGACCTTGAACTTGCGGATTTTGATGGTGTGCGCCACCGCCTCCCCGGAGAGGAACTCGATAGAAGGGCGGAGCGCCTCGGTCGGGATGTTGGTGGTCACGATGCCGACCTCCACCCCGTTGATGTAGAAATACACCGAGGTCCCGTCCCAATAGAACTCGAAATACATGAGGGTATCATCCGCAAAGGTCCCCTCATTGTCTGACTGAGTCTCGGTGGACGCCTTCTCGGTGACGGTGGACACGCCGGTCCCGCCGTCCAGCTTCTGGTGATAGACCCCATCGGTCATCCCGCCCAGGAGAGCGGTATCGGTGATGCAGAGTCCCACCAAAAGGTCCGATTGAGTGGCCTCATCACACTCCAGTTCTATGCCGAAGTAGAGGTCCTGGTCTGAGGTCAGCTCGAAATTCTCATCCGCGAACTGGACCGATATGCCGTCATTATCATTGGCTGCGGTGACCAGCTCCGCGAGGTAGCCCGCTGTCTTGGAGGCGGACATCTCGGAGGTCCCGGCCCCGGCCTCCACCACGGTGGTGACTGCGCCGTTAGGGTCGGTCCCGGTGGCCGCCTGGTCCTGGAGGCCAGCGGCCACCGGGTCCAGCTCCCACTTGCGGACGTTGCCTCCGATGGCATCCACCAGCCGATGCTCATGGGTGTCCCAGAAGGCCATAGCGCCCCGGATTGTCCTTGCTTTTGTGACCATGTCTTACCTCGGTGACGGCCTATGGCCGTGGGATGGATTTGTGATGCTCCGGGGCAGATAGTCGCCAGACCACTGGCCCGCCCCGGAGCCCTTAGAGAATCTCAGGGAGCTGCTTAGGGAGCAGCCAGGACCGTATTCTGTAAGTTGGACTTATGCCTCGGGACCCCGACCATCGAGATGCTGCAATTCATGGCCGAGGCCTCGGAGCCAATCTCCACGGTGAGCCATGGCTCATCGTCGGTCATTTCCGAATCCCGGACCTCAATCTCCAGCTGCCGGGCGTCATAGGTGGCGGCGGTCAGGGTCAAGGCCGCCGAGGTGGCCTCGTCCGCTTTCTGGTCCGCCAGCGCCGATTTGGTGTCCGCCGATGCGGTCCGGTAGCGGAAGGTCAGGGCCGTAGTCTTGGCCCCGTCCGTTGCCCCGGAGAATACCTTGAGGACCGCGTCCCCGGTGAGGGCGCCCATGGACAGCAGCAGGGCCACCAGGGAGAGACCTCCCATGTGGATGGAATCGCTGTCCACGCCAGCCGCTTGGTCTGCCGGGACCAGGATGTCCGCGAGGATGAAATTTTGGCTTAGGTTGTTCATGGTGGGTCCTTTTTGTTTCAGACTTAGGGTGTCGATGGGGGGCGAAGTGGAGGCCACACCCCCCATCATTCCGGGCCACAAGGGCCCAGCTCAGTTGCTTAGAGCCTGGAGGCCAGCTTGATAAAGGGGCTCTGGGTGGCGGTCCCCTTGAACGGGGTCAAGGCGGTTTTCCAGAAGCTCTCCCCGTCACACCGGAAGGAGGCCCGGAAGGCCATCTCATCGGTGGCAAAGCGGATGTGCATAGAGGACTGTTGGTCGATGGGCCCCCGCTCAATGAAGGCGTACTGAGAGAAGTCCGCCAGCATGATGTCCCCGATGGTCCCGAGGGTGGAGGCGTACTCGATGGGGACCACGGGGCGGCCCTTGATGCTCATTACGCCGGTAGGGCCGTAGGTCACATAGTTGGGCTCAATGCCGGATATCCCGATGATTTTGGCCAGGTCATCCAGGGAGGGCTCTACGTCCACGTTGATATACCATTTGGCATTGGCCCTGGACCGGGGATGCAGGCGAGCCCACATATCCCGGAGGTTGCCATGGGTGACGGTGCTGGCATCCTGCCCGGACTCCTTGGACACACTGATGGTGGCCGGGGAGTTAAGGATGCCCCGAGGCTTGCCGACGCCGTCACCCTCGTAGAGGGCGTCCTCAACCTTGAACAGCAGCTCCTCCGCGAAGGCGGTCCCGAACATCACAGTCATGGCCGCAACGTGCTGGAGCAGCTCGGAGGTGGCGTAGCCGAGGGCCATGAGCTTGCGGAGTTTCAGCTCCACCTGGCGGAACCTGGGCCGGGTGGCGGTGGGGGCGTTGCCCTCATCGACCCAGAAGCCCTGGACCCCACCGAAGCGGGAGCCGTCTGCCCGGCTGGTCTCATCGACCGCGTTGAGGGAGATGCTGTCGGCGGGACCCGTCAACGGGAGAGGGGTCACCTCCCCGAAGATGGTCCCGATATCGTGCATCACCTGGCGGATTTCCCCCGAGTGGTCGGTCTGGACCAGGAATCCACCCTCATCATCCTGCCCGATGCCAGCGCCGAAGGCGGCGGCCAGGACCGGATTGGAGTGGTCGTAATTGTTGATTAGGGTTTCGCGCATATGCGCGTCCCCCCGGTCGGCGGCCACTACGGCCTGGAGGAACTCACCCAGCTCTCCGAACTCTCCAGCTCCGCCGTGGGCGGGGCCCACCCTGACGCCGGAGATGTGGGGGGAGTCCGCGCCGGTCCGCGCCGAAGCGCCACCCAGCTCCTCCTCCCGGTATCTCTCGTAGCGGGCCGCGTTGGTGGCCAGGGTCCCCTGGTCCAGGTCGATGGAGGCCAGCCGGTCCTCAATGGGCCGGAGGCCCACGGTCCGCGCTTCCTCATCCATGGGGCGGTCCATGATGGCCCGAGCGTCGGCCCGGAGCTTGCCGCTCTCAATGGTGAGGTCTGCCTGGTTTTGCTTGATTTCCTTGATTTCCATGGAGCCACCTCTTAGGCCTGATTTGATTTTGGGGCGGTAGGAGCGGGCCTTGGACCCCTCCTCCTCGGGAGGACCGTCCGAGTCATTGTCTGAGTCCTCATCCTCCTGGGAGTTATCCCACGCCAGTTGGCACTCATTCCGGCGCTCGGTCTCATCCTCGGTATCGTTCTCCATCTGGCAGCGGTCCAGATACTCATTCTCGGACTCACCGTCATTGACTGCGGGAGCTTCAAAGCTGAATGTTTTTATCTTGGCCATGGTCTCCTCCTCGGGGCAATAAAAAAGCGCAACTGCCGACCGCAAATCTGCGGTCTACAGTTACGCACTCTAAGGAGGCTTGGCTGTGTCCCCCGGTCCCTCGGGTCTCAAAGGAGCCGTCTGGCGCCGGGGCCTTATGTGTTCTTGATTAAGCTACCACACCTCCATCCGGGTGGAGGGATTCTCTACACGATGCCACAGCTCAGGCCCTTTTTCGGCGGGCTAGGCGTGAGCATCTCTAAAAGGGAGCAGAGCTGTGCCCCTTTTACGTTTAGTGGAGGAGCGTCCGGCGTCGGGAGCTGGGCCCCTGGACCTCAGCTTTGGCGGCGGCCCGTGGGCGGCGCTTGCCACCACCGGACAGCCGGGAGATGGTCTGGTCCAGGGTCCCGATGCGGTCCGCCAGCCCGGCGTCCAGGGCGGCCTGGCCCATCTCCAGGCCACCTTTGCCGAATCCCGACCGGACATCCTTGGCGGAGACTCCCCGGCCTTTGCGGACGGCCTCCACGAACATCCCATAATAGGCCTGGACCTTGCCCTCCAGCATCTCCAGGGCCTCCTCGGAGAGGGGCTCAAAGGGATTGCCGAGGACCTTTTTCTCACCAGCGCTCACCAGGGTAGTCTTGACCCCCTCCCTCTCCTGGGCCCCGCTGATGTCCTCATGGGCCACCACCACGCCGATGGACCCGACCTCCCCTCCGGGGGTGACCACTATCTCATCCGCAGCGCTGCCGATGTAGTAGGCGGCGGAGGCCATCATATCGTTGGCCACGGCCACCACCGGCTTGGTCCCTCGGGCCTGCATGATGGTGTCCCATAGTTCCTGCATCCCGAACACCGAGCCACCGGGAGAGTCCACATCAATGATGATGGACCCGATTGACTCATCCCGGACGGCGGACTGGAAGGCCCTCCCGAAGTTCTCAGAGGAGGTCCCGCCGCTCATCGCGGTCATCAAGTTCATGCGGTGGGATAGGACCCCATACAACGGCAGGACCGCCACCGAGGTGGTGGCCGAGGTCTCGGCGTGGGCAGCTGCCCGGACGGCGTAGGCCTGCCGGGATTCGGCGGCCAGCTCCAGGGCTCCATAGACCGGGGCGTCCCCCTCAAGTCGCTGGCGGACCACCCGGCAGATGGTCAGATAGACCTCCGGGGTGATGGCCCATGGCTCCCCATAGACGGCCTGCGCCACTCGCCAGAGGGGGGTGGTGTGGGAGTCTCCATCGGCCAGGTATTGGGCCACCACCTCCAGGTTATCCCGCTGCTCATTATGCTGTGACATATCGCTCCTCTCCCAAGGCCAAGCTGGCCAGCTGGTAGGTCCTATCATCTTGTGACTCATCGAGCTGGTCCGGGTCCAGGTGGCGGTGGGCCTCGATATACTCATCCGCCGTGTTGCCGTCCAGGTGGAGGGCCCCGGTGATAAATCCCCGGTGGTCCGCCCACCAGGCAAAGGCCCAAGTTTCATACCCATCCAGGTCCCCATCCGCTCGGGCCATGGCGGAGGTGGCCGCCCGGACCTCCTTGCGGACTATGCGGGCAGCGGCCTCCTGGACTATCAGGTGGGTCCGGTGGTCCACAGCTCCGGCCCCTCCAGGGGAGCCCTCCTGGTCGGCGTCTGGGTCCTCCTCTTTCTCAGAGCCTCCTCCCCCGTTGCTTGAATCTTCCAAGAGACTCTCTCCCCCTTCCACAGGGTCAAATCCAAGCTCCTGTCTAGCCTCGTTAATTGTCATAATGTTTCTTGAGGTTAGGCCCTGTAGTGTAGTGCTGCGCCGCCATTTCTGGAGTGACGCCTGGGAGCCATCGGATGCTATAGCCCTCTCCATGGGTGTGAGGCTCAAAGGCACGAATAGGGTGTCTCCGCCTTCAACTCGGTCGATACCCTCTCTCTCCCTAATCTCATTGGGCGTTATAGCGCCAAGGTTGAACAACTCTTTGTACATCGCCGTCCGAGAGGCGGCGTCCTGGGCATCACCATCACCGCCGCCCGCCGCCTCTGTGGGAGGTCGGGGTCCGGTGGAGCCGCCGCTCACGGTGGCCATGTTGAGGGGGACCAAGAAGTCATCCAGGCCCTCCACGGTGTTCATGTTCTCCCGGAGGCGGGCCTCGTTACGGCTCATAAACCCGGCCTTGATGGCGCGGTCATACGCTCCAAATCGTTTGGTGATGTCGGCCCGGAGGAGGTGGTCCAGGAGCAGCTCTGCAAAGAAGTTGTCTTTGGCCAGGATGAGGTCCTTTTGGACTGACTGCTCCCAGCGCCGAATCCACGGTATGAGGGTGAAGGCGATATATCCGAGGTTGAATTGCTCTATCCCGGTCCCCCAGCTGGTGGACTTCTCGGTGTGCCCGATGCGGTGGAGCGGGACCCCGAACCATCGGGCCATCTCCTCCACCTGGAATGACCGGGTACCGAGGAATTGGGAGTCCTCATTTGACAGCCCCACTTGCTCCCACTTGGTCCCCTTCTCCAGGACCGGGACCGAGTGGGCCCGCCGTAGGCCGGTATTCGCCTGGGCCCAGCTCCGCTCCAATCGCTTGGAGGCGTCATCACTCAGCTCACCGTCAACATGGAGGACCCCACCGGGAGTCCCGTCCTGGGCGAATACACGGGCCCCATAGCTCTCAGTTGCCATCCCGAGGCCGAAGCTCTCACGGGCCAGGTTGACCTTGGACAGCCCCATGATGCCGTCCACGCTAAAGTCCTTGAGGTGGAATATCTCATCCTGGGTAAAGGCCTCACCGTGGCCGTCCTCCCAGGCATACAGATACTTGAGCCGCCGATTGGGCAGCTGCTCCACTTTCATGCGGGAGGGATTGAGGGGGATGAGCTGGTCCGCGAATCCACGGGGACCGGCCTGGATGATGTTGTAGGCGTTGCCCCGGAGGAGGACGTGCCCCATCATCATCTCCCGCCATTCATAGCTGGTCTGCCATTGGTTGGGCTGGTCATGGAGGACGTGATAGAGGGGGTGGCCGGGGGCCCGCTCCTTATTGAGCCCCTGCCGGGAGTAGATGATAAAGGGCATGGCCGCCAGGTCCGCTGCTACGGCGGCCACGCATCTGTAAACGGTGGAGATTCGGAGGGCGCTATCGGCGTTGATTGAGACCCCGGAGAGGGCCATCTGGCTGGTATCCCCATACCAGAAGTCATCATGGGCCGGGGGCCCTTTCGCTTGGACCGGGAGGACCGTATCTAAAAATCCCATTGACCCCTCCATGCGCCACATAGAGCAGGATGGTCCCGCTCACCACGGGGGAGCTGGGCCACCAGATGACCCAGAGCCCAAATGCCAGGAGGCCGAGCCCTATGAGCCCGGTGGCCTCCCGCTTGCCGATTGCCGTTTGATTCTTCAACAATTCTAACAAAGCATCTCCTGGTCCTGGGATTCACCCACCCAGGACTCTCAATTCGTGTGTCTCATAGAATGATGGACCGTGGCCCGAGTCCTCCGCCCCGGAGGCCACCGCATCGGTCCGAGCCTCCCAGCTGAGGACCGCCGCCATGGCCGCGTCAATCTTGAATGGGGAGTCCTCCCGCTCCTTGCGGATGAGGTAATATGGCTTGCCCTCCGCATCCCGCTGGGGGAGGTCATGCCGGTGGGCGTTGCCGACATGGCGGGCCAGGGTGGAGTCATTGTCATGGGTGAGGTCCCCGGCTCTCATGGCGGTCTGGAATCCCTCCAGTGCCACCGTCATCTGCTGCCGCCGTTGGGTATGCCACTCCACCACCCGGTCCCCCCAGCGCCCGGACCAGGTGGCCACCCAGCTCTGCCAGAAGGGTGGGTCCGCGTAGAGCCGCCACACATCGAAGCGCTCAAAAAGGGCCTGCATGGTCTCATCCACCTCAGGCTCTGGGACCTTCCAGTCATCCCCAGCTGGGCCATACGGCTGCTCCCAGACCCCGGCCAAGGCCTGGAATCCGGTGGCCACCTCGGTGACCACGATGGCGGAGGAGTCCCGGAATAGAGCGCCATCGAAACCGAGAGTCACCAGGGCCCCGTCCGGGATGGTGTAGGCCGTGTCCGCCTGCTCCGCCCAGACCAGGGGGTCAAAGGCCCGAGCGGAGCCCTGAACCAGCCGATTGCACCAGACCCGCTCCAGGTAGATGCGGTCCGCCGTAGGGTCCCTCCACAGCTCCACCACCGCCTCAACGTCCCGCCAGCCAGCGGTGGGGCCGGAGGCCTCAATGACGGCGGCCCGGAATCCCTCCTCGGTAGAGAGGTCATGCTCATCCCCGGCCTGCCGGTGGAAGTAGAATAGGCGGGAGTCCTGGACCCGTCCCTCATCCACCGCCTTGGCGTACTCATAGAGGTCCTCCGCCACCGACCCGGCGCCGGGCTCCGGGGCGGTGGTGACCTCAAAGGTCCACGGGTCCGCCGCCAGCAGCTTGGGGATGTTGTTGAGCATGGTCTGGTGGGCCTTCTTGAGCCGGGGCAGGGTCCAGTGGTGAGTCTCATCAAACACCTGGAAAGTGGTCCGGGCCCCGTCCCTGGCGTTGGGGGCGCCAGCCATCGGGACCGCCCTGCCGTTGCCCCGCCTCCGGGTGATGCGCTCCAGGGTGACATCGAAGTCCTGGGCCAGGGGCCCCCCCTGGATGATGGCCATCATGGTCCCGTAGGCCAGCTCCTCGGACTGCTCCTCGGTGTAGGCCACCAGCGGGATGTAGGGGTCCTTGACCGGGCGGCCCCATGGGGTCCCATCGGGCATCCACCCATCAAAGCGGACCGGGGCGTCACCCAGCTCGGCGCATGAGAGGATGGACGCAAACTCAGTTTTGGCCTGGCCCTTGGACACCGAGAGACCGGCCCGCTTGAAGCGCCGCCGCCCCTCCTGGATGTGGCCCGGAGGGAACACCTCATATAGGGCCCAGACCAGGGCCCGCTTCTCATCGTCCAGGACATAGGGCAGGCCCCGGAGGTCCCCAGGACCGAACACACACAAGGACTCAATCCAATCACAGATGGCTCCACCGAGGGACGGCCAGGGCTCGGCATCTGGTGAGGGGACCACCAGCTGGCTCATGCCCTCACCTCCTCGGGACCGGGCGGGATGATGGGAGGGTTGGGGTAGAAGTCCTGGTCCTCTGTAACCTTGGCCTGGTGCATCTCCTTGAAGCTCAGATACATGGGGACCCCTGGATTGTCCAGGAGCTGGGCGGTCTCCTTGAGCATTGTGTCCCAGCCGGGGCGCTCCACCGCCAGGTGGGCCAGGGCCATGATGGTGGACTGGCGCTGGGATTCGTCAAAGGTGATGGTGTGGGTGGTGGTCATGTCTTGACTCCTTTGGTGGCCTTCTTCTTGGCCGGTTTCTTCTTGGCTGCCGGTGGGTCCGGGACCGCCACCTCCGGGTGGAGGATGGCCCGTGGGTCCTTGGCCGGGGCTGCCGGTTGCCCGCCGTTGCCGTTGGTGTGGTTGGTGGGCCGGGCGGGCAGCTGGGGCCTCGGGAGCTTGCCCGCCGTGGCCGGTGTCATCCCGAACTCCGCCAGGTACATGCGGACCTCCACCAGGGCCCCCTTGTTTTGGGCCACCCACGGGGAGCTGGAGACCCCGCCCAGCCTATTCTTGAGGACCTTGCCGAACTTACATTCCAGATGAGAGTAGGCCTCACATGAGGAGCCCTGGATGTCCTTGCCCTTGACCAGGTCCCAACACGCCGGGCACTTATTGGAGGGCCCGCCGAGGTTCAGCTCCGCCTCCACATGGCGGCCCCATGCCGACGCATAGGCGGCCAGGGCGGTGGTGGAGTGGGCGGTCAAGCGCCCCGCCTCGATGAGGAGATGACCCATCCGGGACCATTCCCGTTTCGCCTCGGCGTCCAGATAGCTGGGGGCGTTGGGCATCTTGATATAGAGGAGGCCGGTCTGGCCTGCCTCCTCCGCCTCATCCCAGCGCCGCATCACCGTCCCCTCGGACGGGTGGCGGCCTTGGTGTCCAGGTGTTCCGCCCATTTTTAAGAAAATCTCATTTGATAGACACTTTTTTCAAGCTCCCCTGCCGCTTGGCAGATTGAGGGCTGTGGACTTTTTGGCCCCCCTACCCCTCTCCCTGGCGGCGCTGGCGGACCTCCTCGGCTGTTTTCCGGCTGTGGCAGCTAGAGCAGAGCCACCAGAGGTTGGTCCGGTCCGAGGCCCTCTCCGGGGCGTCCTGGAGCGGTTGCCGGTGGTCCAGGTCCATCCGGCCTTTGGTAGCCCCGCACATCCCGCAGCGGCGCTCCAGGTTTTGCCTTGCCCACCGTCTAATCTTCCCCCACTCCCGCGATTGATAGAAGGCATGGCGGACCGGGCGGGCAGCATTGGCCACCCTGGTCATCTCGGACCGGCAGTCCGCACACCTTGAGTCCCCCGGCGTGGCCAGCTGAGGGCATCGGCGTCCTCCAGGCATGGGCAGCCCGAGGCATACCCGCCTAGGCCGCATCCTGCTCCATAGCAGCCATCAACCCCTCTATTGAAGGGGTCCTCCCCGTAGCCTTGGCGTATTCCAGCTGGAGCTTGTAGCTCCCCAGACCCTTACCCATTAGGTTGGCGAAGGCGTTGGCAGCTACAGGCGACACTGTCCCCTCCTTGAGGTTGCGGGCAAAGTCACTCAGCATCAGCCTCCACTCGGTTATATTCAGCTCGCCTAAATCGTTCCTGGAGGAGTCGCTGGAAGGCGTGATATTCTTCTCCGAATTTGATGTACTCCGTTGGGATTTCTCGGTAGTCAAGGTCTGTCCCTCCTATTAGTGTTTTTTTGATTTTGGTCTTTACTTTTGAGCCCAGATTCGCGCATCGCGGGGAGCAGTAGTGCCTCCGCCTATCCACTCCGTATGTTGGCGTGAAGGGTTGCCCGCATCTATCACAGGTCCGCTCCTCCATCACCACCTTGGCCCGCTTGAGGCGTGCCTTGTGGGCGGCGCAGAGCATCGCACACCGAGCCGAGCAGTTGCGTCTCCGCTTGTCTCCCAGGAGCGTGGTGAAGCTCTCCCCACATTCTTGGCATTGGCGCTCGACCGGGCTCCTCATGGTCTGGATACGTTGGTCATAATGGACCGTGTAGCAGCGGTCCGAACAATAGCGCCTCCGCTTGTCTCCGTAAACCGTGGTGAAAGCCCCCCCACATTCTTGGCATACCCGGTGTGCCCTCACGGCCTGGGCCCCCCGGTGATGGCCCAGGAGGCCTGCCACCCTGCCCACAGAGGGCTCCAATGCCGCCGCTTGACCCGGTATTGCCGCAGTAAGAATCCCTCCATTATGGGCCGTCCCATGGCCGCACGATGACACACGGGCAATCGGTACACTCCAGCAGCCAAGGGGTCACAAAGGCCCAGACATGCCAGCCGATTGAGTGTCCACATGAGGCACACTTCTGGGCTCTCCTGGACGCCCTCCGGGCCGGTCTCATCGGCTGCCTCCCTCTGGTTTCTCGCGGCCCATGAGGGTCTCCATGTGGCTCTCGATAATCTCCCCGCGTTGGGGGTGTTCCGGGACCCAGACCGAATAGATAGGGCTCCAGGGTGGGTCCTCCCCTGCCTTTTGATTCACGCTCCAGATGGTCGGTGACCACCAATAGTCCATCATGGCCGGGCCTCCTCCTGTTTAGCCCATCTGCTGATGAGCCATCCGTCCACCTCGGCCTGGGCCGGGTGGAGGTGTATCCAGTCATGGCAGCCCCGGCAGAGGGCCACGCAGTTGGCCTCATCTGTGATGCTCCCTCCCCTCCCCCTGGTGAGTAGTTCGTGGACATCGCCTGACCGCTGGACGGGGCCTGCTCTTGTGTCTCGATAGGCGTTCATAATCAAGGTGGTACACCGTTGGCACCAGGGCCGCTCGGCCAGTATCTTCTCCCGGAGCGGGCCCCGGACTTCCATAATGGCCATCCGTTTCTTGGACACCGGGTTGATGGGTTTACTCCGCCGTCTCATGGGCGTCCGCCGCAGGGGCTTGCCCGGCTTTAATGCTGTCTGCCTCATCGGTTGCCCTCCCTTGCCCGCTGAATCCAGCGTCTGGGGGAACTTGAGTTTTTTTCTGCTAGGAATTGGTTATATTCAATCGTCATAACTCCCCCTCCCCGTCCTCCTGGCGGCGCCGGGCCTCGGCATCCCGCGCCAGAACCTGGTCCCATGTGAGAGGCTCAGTGTCCTGGAGGAGGGCCGCCTGGGCTATGCGGCGGATGGCCATGTGGGCATATAGCTCACGGGCCTCATCGGTGAGGACCGCCAGGACCTCATCCATGTCCTGGTCCCAGAGCTGCTGGTCTCCCCCGATGGGGACGCCTCGGGGGAGGGCAATAACGTCCTCCAGCTTCCAGGCAAAACGTCCAGGGCTGTAGTCCCCGAAGGCCCACTCATCGTCATCGACAAAATAGCTCTCCACCGCATCCAGGCGCTCCTCGGTGGTGATGCACTCGGTCAGTTTGACCAGAGCCACGGCCTCCCCGTATGGGAGGTCCCGAGGCCTCACGGTCCCATGGCCCAGGACATCCGCGATGGGCTCCAGCCCGAGCTGGAAGGCGGGCTCCCGGAGGAGCCGGAGGCAGCTGAGGTCCTTGCGCTTGCCCGCGCATATGAGCAGGGGCCCCCGGTATTGGGTCCCCCAGCTCCGGGTCTCCCACCGCTTGGCCCCGGTCGATACCAGAGACGCATGGGGCTGCCACATTGTTAAAGCCTTGATTAGGTTGCTCACATCATCCTCCCTCAGTTTGGTCCCCCCGAGTCTCGCTCACGATGACGGCCCCAGGAGTCCGGCCTGGCAGGCCAGCGCCACCACGTCACCCAGCTCGGCTCCATCATGCTCCGGGCAGGCCTTGAAGCTGGGGATGGTCCGGGTCCCCACCGGCCCGAGGGTCACCAGCCAGCATCCACAGTTCAGGGTTATATCCTTGGTGGGCGTCCCCTCGGGCGGCCTTACCACCGCCATCTTGGCCTGGCCCAGGACCACAATATTGGCCCCCGGAAACATCACCCCAAATAGCCGATGGGCCCGAGCTGTGGCATCCTCGGACCACTTGGTCTCGGTGGTGATGAGGATGGTGTCCCCCGGCTCCACCTTGAGGACCTCCACGGTCCGCAGGACCAGACCCTCCCGCGCCGCCAGCTCCCTGATTTTGTCCTCATCTGTTGCCATCGGTGTCATCCTCCTCGGGGGCCGAGGTGTAGCTCCTGGGGCCGTTGCTCCCCATGGCCGTGTAGACCTTGGAGGCCTCAAGGCAAGCCCGCAGCTCCTCCGCCAAGGGGCCCGACATCCGGGCCATCTCATCCGGCTGGATTGCCTGGATGGCTCGGGCCGTCCGGCCTATTAGGTCCTGCATGTCCTTGATTGTGTTGGCCATCTCTCGGCCCTCCTGAGTTAGTCTGCCCCGGCCTCTGGTCCTCCGGGGTGGGTGGTCAACCAAGGTGTGGCCCTTGGCGCTGCTGGGCTCTGCCCAGCCACCTGGCCAGCTCCTCGGGGGCATGGCGCTCCAGGTAGTCCACCATCTCCACCGGGTCCCGGACTATGGCCACCCGGACCTCCACGGCGTACTCCTCCAGGACCTCGGGGCCCCACTCCTGGAGCCATCCCAGGACCTCCAGGGCTATGGAGGTGCGGAGGGCTGCCTTGAGCTGCTGCCTCTCCTCCTCCAGGACCGCCGTGGTGGGGTCCTTGAGCTGGGAGACCATCTTTATCTGGATGCTGCCGAGGGCGGCCAGGACCCCCTCATGGGTGGCCCCTATCGAGAAGTGAATATCCGGCCTACTCTTATCTGGCATCGGGGTCCTCCTCGGCCACCTCGGTCACCACCTCAGCAGAGCCTGGAAACAATCTAGCGCCGAGGGAGAATAATCGTAGTGCTGCCCATAGGCGGAGCCGGAATCGTTTGGATAGGTGGACCGTGATGGTCACCGTCATCCCTGGTATCTCGTTTATTATTATGTCGTCACCCATGAGCTGCCTCCCCTTTGGCTATCCAGGCCGCCACCTTGTCCCTTGACCCCCAGCTCTCAGACGGCAGCTCCCAATGGACGTATTGCCGGATGTCCTCCAAGTGGGCCAGGCTGTTAGGGTCCGCCCGTCGTATGGCGTCCTCAATGTCATCGCTGAGGATTGCTGCCAAGAATCCGCCCGTCTTGGTGTGATGGAATCGGTAACGGTCCAGCCCGCCTTGGAGATTGAAAGGGAGGCCCGGTCTGCTATGGCTGGGGTACTCCATTCCATCGGCCAGGAGGCAGGCCCGGAGGTCCTCCGAAAACTCGGCATCGACCTCCTCCCGGCGTCGGGCATATTCCCACAGGAGGTCCTGGGCCATCGGGTCCGAGGTGGACAGCGGGACCTTGCCTGCCGGGCAGTCTGGATACTTGTCACTCTGGAATTTCCCGTCCGCGTTGATGTGGTCACCCATGGGGGACCTCCTTGATAATCTTCTCCAGGTCATCCATGCTTGGGCCGCCGAGCATCTATGCGCCGCGCTCATGCTGAACTCCCGCAGGCGATACACTCCACCGGGCCCTGGCGCTCGGTCTGTATCTCCAGGAGCAGCTTCTGGGTCACCCCCTGGGCGGTCACCTCAAGCTCCAGGGGGGTAATCTTCAGCTGGAGGCCCCGGAGATACCACCCAGCCCGGCAGTCCGGGTCCGGGCATGTCACCCTAATCAGGACTGATTCCATCCTCATCACCTCCGCCCTCTGTGGGCTGGTCATCTCCGGGCCGCTCTCCGGCCTTGAGGGCCTTGCCGTGGGCCTCCCTCTCATGGGCCGACCTCTTGAGCTTGGTCCCTCGGTCCTCCAAACATCCAGAATATCCGCACTTGAACGGCGGCCCGACCTCGGCCCGGAGGGCACGCTTGTATTCGGTCCGGTCGGTCACCGGCAGCTCCTCCGCCTCGGGCCGCCACTCCACCTCGGGAGGGGGTGCCCCATCGGACTCTCGGTCCGGCTCCTCCAGGGCGGTCAATGGGACCTCCTCAACGGCGTAGCCGAAGTCCACAATGGCCCAGCCGTTGGGCAGCAGGAAATCTATGGTCCCGAAGCGGCCCCGGTGGATGCAGCTGGAGCCCACCTTGAAGTCCTCAGCTCCCACCTTGAGACCACTCCACAACGCTCTCCCGGACCACCGAGACCTCCACACCGAGCTGGCGCTCCAAGTCATCCTTGAGGGCAGTCCTCACGGCCACCCGCTGGCGGAGAGGCATATCCTCCGGGAACGGGTCCAGCGGGGTGGCCAGGTCCACCGAATAGCCGGGGTATTTCGGTCTATTAGATAGCTGGCATCTCACCCGATAGACCGGGTATCCGGGCAGGGGTGGCTCCCCCCTCGCGGGGGAGGCTCTCCAGGTCCGCTCCTCATTCCAGAGGTGGACCACCAGAGTCTGGCCCCCTCGGGCCCAGGCAAAATTATCATGCCGCTTTGGTCCTCTCGTCGTCATCATCCCCTC